TGCCGCTGATGGTCGTGCCGTCAGATGTCTTTTGAGCCGTAGCAACGTACCCTGTAATAGCAGAACCGCCCACGTTAGCAGGCGCAGTAAACGTCACCGAGACAGACGTAGCACTCGCAATACTTGCCGTGCCAATCGTAGGCGCGTTGGGGACTTCCAGCGGGTCGTAGCCAGCAGAGATAAAGCCATTAGGTCGGCGTAAAGACATGGGATACCCCTATTAGCTTGATATTTCTTCCCACGAGATCGTAACAACGATGTCATTCGCTGCGCTGGCTGTTGCACCAATAGACTTGTCTTCCAAGAGATAAAAACTTGTCGTTTTATCTGTAACTATGAGGGTCGCGTCAGCAGGCACAGAGATGGTTGAAGCAATCGCAGTACCCGTGCCACCCAGATCGTCCTGAGAGAAGATGCTGATCGTGATATCACAGGCTGATGAGCCGTCCACGTTCGCAGCAACAATTGAGTTGATCTTGTAGACCTTGCCGCTGGATGCCGCGTTGTTAACAAGCGCAGTCGCAAACGGGTTAGCCGTCGAGCTGATCAGCGTAGTGCTGGTGTTGCCCAGTATCGTTGTTACGTTAACTATGTTGGGGTTAGCCACGTTCTATCTCCTTACAAACCAAAAATGAGCGAGAAAGCGATGGCTTGGCCTTTACTGGCTCCACTCGCTGCTGGGGTTGTTGACTGCCACGTTGTGCCGTTACTGGTCAGGACGTTGCCGCTTGCGCCGGGTGCTACGAACAGCGGAGCTGATGTGCCGTTACCCAAGATCACGTTGTTGGCAGTCAGCGTTGTTGCGCCTGTGCCTCCATTAGCAACTGGCAGTGTGCCAGTGACCTGTGATGTCAGGTTCACGTTAGCCAGTGTACCACCCAGCGTCAGGTTGCCAGAACTTGTGACCGTACCCGTCAGCGTAATGCCGTTGACCGTGCCTGTGCCGCCTACGGAGGTGACTGTGCCACCAACTTCAGTCGGGTTAGCGTTAAACACCGCCGCACCACCGCCTGCGCCGTCGGTTACTATCATCAACTTGGAGCCGTTGGGTACGTTAACCGTTGCGCCTGAACCCTGAGCAATCGTAATAATCTGACTGCCGGTGGTGGCATTCTCAATGATCCAGACCTTGGACACCGTGTTCGGCGCCAGCGTCACCGTGCGCGTCGCCGTTAGCGACACAGCCGAGGTAATCTTTAGGTAAAGCGAGCGTACACCGTCCGCCGACGCATCCGGCATGGTGAAGGTCTCATCCGCATTCGCCGTCATCTGCTTAGTGCCAAGGCTAAATGCGTCGGCAACAAGCGATAAGTTTGTGTTGGTCGATGTGCCCCATGTCCCGGACTCATCGCCCGTAGCAATCTCTTTTAGTCGTAAATCATTACTATACGTAGCCATGTTTTATCCTCACGCCGCTGTGTCCACGGGTATCCAAGTAGCATTTTGAGCGTCATTTACATCAACCCAAACGGCGGTCTGAGCGTCGTTTACAAGTGACCATCCGCCTATTTTAACCGTACCTATTGCGCCTGTGCCAGCAACTCCGACCGGGATAACAATGTCGTTTACTCTTAAGCTGACTGTGCCAACGGCACCTGCCGCGCTAACACCAACGGCCTGTACAGTTCGATTAATCGCAACAGTCACAGTGCCTACTGCGCCCGTGCCCGAAACTCCAGTAGGTGAAGTATTCGTATTGTACGCAGGAACTGTAGTGCCGATTGCCCCTAATCCTACCACTCCGACCGGGGTTACGTTACTGTTAATGAGGAAGACTACAGATCCAATTGCTCCGGTGCCTTCTACACCAGTGGGAACAACGATATCGCTTACAGCAATTAGAACATTGCCTACTGCGCCTGTTCCTTGCACCCCAGTTGGTGTTACGGATTTGAATACCTGTAATGCTACCGTGCCTACCGCGCCTGTACCCACAACACCAATGGGGATTACAATATCGTCTACTTGTACAACAAAGCCGCCGATCTCTCCGACGCCCTGTACCCCAGTCGCTGTGACATTGGAGCTAATTACAAAGGTAACAACACCAACCGCGCCAGTGCCCGCAACACCATCAACCACGTAGGCAGGAGCTATCCCGCCAAAGCCATTTATGCCCCAGCCACCCTCTCCCCAACCCTTGTCGTAGGTGGTAGCTGCCACAATTTACCTCACGCAGCAAACTTATTGCTTTTTGACATGTTATCACTACCCGGTATTACTTGGAGATTCCAAGGTACGTGTAGCCCAGAAACTTTTTTTCCGCGCAAAGGTACAATATGGTCAACATGCCAAGTAAATCCCAGCATTTCAGATCTTACTTGCGCTAGGCTATACGCTTCTTGAATCATCCAGTGGTGCTCCTCGTTAAGCCAAGGCGGACAAGCATTTATCTTTGCCACTTTATACGCTTTTTTGTTGGCGTTAGCCCGACCCTTGTTGTTTGCAACCCACTCGTTAACTTGTTTAATGCGCTTTTCTCGGTTTTTACTTCGGTAGTACTCCGCGTCATAAGCGAGTCTAACTTCTTTATTCTTAGCGTAATACTCTGCGTGCCAGTTAGGGTTGCTCGCTATTTTGGCAGCGTAATTGACCCTATGCCAGACCCTTTTATCGTCAAGTTTATCTATGTAATTTTTGTGCGAGACAGCAATACGACAGGGTTTACAGTCATTACGATACCCATCGGGAGCATCTTTTCGTCTATAGAAAAGATTTAGCTCCTTAACTTCTCCACACAAAACACATTTTTTCACTACGCAATCCGAATAATTGCTGTAGCGGCAGCGGCTGTCGGCATCTGAATCTGAAAATCGCCCGAACTTACCTGTTGGTCACCGCCAAAGCTCAGCACCGCTACCGCAGCGTCAGACGAGGTGTCGTTATAGATCAGCGCGCCAGAGGTCGTGAACGTCGCAGCACTCCACGTCGTGTTGTCAAAGTCGCAGATCGCCGTAGTGCCGTCCGCTACCGGAGTGATCGACACCAGCGTGTTGCCGCCTGTGGTGTAGCCGCTACCGCTGCCGAGCTCGTCAGAGCCCAAGTTAGAGTAGTTAGTGGTCGCAGCGCCAAAGGTGCCAGAACCGGCAGCAGCGGCCTTGAGCAGTGCGATCTTGAAGGTATCACCCGTAGAGGCTGTAAAGTCATGAACGGCCTTGAGCAGTTCGACCTTGAAGCTGGTGGGCATGGCAGTAGTAATTGAAATAGGCATGTTAACTCTCCAGTAATTTTACAAGTTCCGGGTGCCCAGCGGCGCGGAAACGGTTCATCAGAGTGGTGTTGTTGGAACGTATGGCTTGGTGCATCGCTGCCACCAGCACGACCCTGATCTGATCACGGTAGGCTTCAGCCTGCGCGCGTATGGCCGGATCTGAGCTTTTACCGATGTAGATAATCTTATCCAGCGCACCCTCAGCCAGCTCTTCAGGGGTGAACCCACGACCCGAAACGGATGATGCCTTGATGATGCCGAGTGCTGCCCCGCCTGTTGTGCTGAACATGGTTATGGTCCCGGTGATTCAGATTTGATTGGTATGCGAATCATACCATCACGGAACTCGTCACGGCGACGTCTGCCCTGCTGCTCAATGCCCAGACCCTGTATCGCAAGCTTGTAGCTGTTGTCGAAGTAGCCAAGCATCTCAGCTGGACCCTTGGTGTAGCTGTAGGCTTGGATCAGGCACGCATAGAGCAGCGCCTCTGGTGCGTTCGTGCTAATCCACGTCGTTGGGTTGGCCGCAGAGAGCTGCGCCGGACGGAAGATGTACCCGAGCTCCACCGCGTAATCCGCATTGGGCGTTGGTGCCAAGCTGAACGTGTTCTGATCCCACACTGAGTAGTACTTTGGCACACCGACCGCCGCAGCGTCAGGCGCATACTCCTTCATGAAGGACGTGTCTCTGAAGTCCAGATACACCTTCTTGCCTGCAACCGTGATGAAGATATACCGGTGCGTCAAGATATCGCTTGGTGACGATAGGAAACGGTTTCCGGTGCTCATCGTGCTGGTAGATTCTTTCTTGAATACGTCCAGATCAATGTCGCGCAGGATTCGATTTTCGGCCATCGTGATAAAGGTATCGATCACGGAATTGCTGAAGACGTTGGCATCGACGTTGGTGTAATTTCGTATGTTTGTAACCAGCTCGCTGTAGTTCATCAGGTTATCACTATAGTCACTTTGCCAATGGATCCAACGCCCTGAACCGCAACCTGCTGCGGGAACGGCTGCATGTTTGTGCCGCCATTTGCACTGCCGATACTCTGGAAGGCTGCGTCACCCGGCAAGCCAAGGTAAATAACCGTCGGCTCTACCCTGTCCGGCCTTGGATCACGCAACGCAATCGCATCGCCAGTATACCGCAAAGGCTGCAGCTGCGGCTCTTTTGGCTCATAATCGTCGGGACAAACCATGAAGCCACGCCAGTTTTTACGCAATACTTTGTACGGGTATCTCTGCCCACAGAAGTCGCAGAGCGAATACGAATACTTGCCCGACGCAAATGCCATGTCACACCCCGAAGTCCGGCACGATGTGGAAACTCGCGGTGTCCCTGTCCTCCAGTGCCGCTCTCAAGAAGTCCTCTTCATAGATCTGCTTCAGAGCGCCCGTGCGATCGGGCATGTATTTCAGCGAGAGCATATAGGACAGGCCAGAGGCCAGACACGGCAGGAACCGGAAGTTCACATCTGAGGTATTCTCGTAGTTGCCAGCGTCCTGAATGCGTCGTATTCGGTAGTAAACGAAGGTGTACACTTGATCGGCTGCTGGGTACAGGTAAACCTTTGGCGCGTTGGTACGTTCCACGTAGAACTGTGCTGGGCGTGCTTGGGTCGTCTTATCAGGCAGATCCAAGTACTCCTCGCGGCTAATCCGGTCGATGGAGACATCCTGCTGTTGACCTGTCGTGTTCTGCCGGATAACTGCAGAAAGTACGTTGACCGTGTCCAGAGGAAGGTTCAGCACCCGGCTACCCTGCGTCAGTGCGATCGTCGATTCCTCGATCGTCCACAGGTTCAGGCCACGGTTCGCCCAGTCAAGAAACAACAGGTTCAGTGAACGGCGCGCAGAGGACAGCTGATAACCCGAGGTCATCCGCATACCGCAACGCTCGAACGCCTCTTCAATCAGGTCATCGATGCTCAGATTAAAGTCTGTTGTCCCAGAAGTACTCATGAGCAGGCCATTCCGCCTTTGGCCTTAGCCATGACCTTCTTCTTTTTCTTAGCCATACCGCCCTTCGCCATCATGACGGGGCCAGTCGTCTTGCTTGTCTCAGACAGCACACGGTTTCTTGGACCACTTTCAACTGCTCCGCCGCCTTTTGTAGCAGCACCCATTCCACGTCCAGCCATCATGCACCTCGCTTACGATATGTTTTTACTTTAGACGCCACGGTCTTTGGCTGCTTGGAAAACTGCTTGCCCTTGGCCGTGTCCTCTCGTTTCTTCTTTGTTGTCGCAGCATACTGCGATGCGCTGAGCGCCTTTATCGCCTTTTCAGGCAAATACCGCTCGCCCGTGGCCTCAGAGCCCTGCGTGGACGGCTTGCCAGACTTGGTTCGCCACTTCTGGTCGCCCCACGCCTTTAAGGATTTTTGGGGCGCTTTCATTCATAGTCTTCTGCTGTTAAGCCAGCATCTTCAAGCGCCAACGCCTCGAGCTCTTCCTGCGTACCACAGGTGCAGGGGCCTTCTTCCATAATCGCGCAATCTACCATGTGCCCGTCAACCATCGGCTGAACAGCAGTATTTAAAAAATTAGCCTTCCAACCGTCTTTGATGCGAAACTCTTCAATATTAATCACGATAACCCCCTCCTTCAGTCC